CGACGATGTCGCTGTTCCCTGGCTTCTTGGGGTCGAAGAAGCGCGCCAAGGAGATGGAGGTCGATCTCGGTAAGGAGATCATTTACGGGCCTCGTTCGGCCAGGATCGAAGCGGTGACCAGTTCGCCGCGTGCCTTGGAAGGCTCCCGCCCGTCGCTCGTGATCCTGAACGAAACGCATCACTGGATTGAGTCAAATGATGGGGTTGCGATGTCACAGGCCATCGCTCGAAATTTGGCGAAGTCTCGTGATGGCTCGGGTCGTGCGTTGGCGTTGACTAACGCTCATGAGCCGGGGGAGCGCAGTGTCGCGGAACGGGACTATGAGGCGCATCTTGCTATTGAGTCGGGCAAGACCCGCAGCGAGGGCTTCCTCTACGACAGCCTCGAGGCTCCAGTCGGCACCGAGCTGAGCGATGTGGAGTCTCTGCGAGCTGGTTTGACCGCAGCTCGAGGAGACGCAACGTGGCTAGATGTCGAGCGCCTCATCGAGGAGATCATGGACCCGACGACCCCGGCGACGATGTCGGCTCGGTTCTATTTGAATCAGGTCGTGGCGGCTGACGACAGCTGGATTGATCCACAGGACTGGGCGAAGTGTGCGGTGAAGGATCAGCTCGTCCCCGGCGACACGATCACGTTGTTCTTCGACGGTTCGATGACCGAGGACCACACAGCCATCGTGGCGTGCCGGGTCGAGGACGGACTGCTGTCCGTGCTGGGTCATTTCGACCCGAAAGACGAGCCTGGTGGTGAGATCAACCGGGAGAAGGTGCGCCGCAAGATCAACGAGGCGTTCACTGTCTATGACGTAGTCGCCTTCTACGCGGATGTGCGCTTCTGGGATTCCGAGGTCGACATGTGGCGTGACCAGTACGGGGATCGTTTGTTGGTGAAGGCGACGACGGGGGATGGGAAGCGGTCGCATCCTGTGGCGTGGGACATGCGGGTGCGGGTGGCGGAGTTCACTCGGGCCGTGGAGAAGTTCGAGGCGTTGGTGACCAACGGTGAGGTGATGCACGATGGAAATCGGCAGTTGGCATTGCATGTATCGAATGCGAAGAGACGACCCAACCGATACGGATACACCCTCCGAAAAGAGCACCGTGTGTCAGTCCGAAAGATTGACCTTGCCGTTTGTGCGGTGGGAGCGCTTTTGGCCAGATGGGATGTTATGGCCACCGGAGCCTTGGGAAAGCGACGAGTGACTTCAGGCAGCGTTTACGCTTTCTGACACGCCGATTCCGCCTAAGGACTTACGTCTTCGCTAAAAACCGCTAATATTGGTGGTGGCGAAGTATGCCCAGCCCGGTCTCACCGGGCTTTTTCTAATTTCAGGAGGATCAATGGGAGTCAGTGACGACTTCGATGCCCTCCTAGATCAGAATCGCGAACGCTGGAATGCGCTCCAGCCGCTGGACGATGCGTTGCGGAACGTGTTCCGCCCGCCGTACCTGCCGAGCGAGGACGCAACGAAGCTGGCTGTGGAGTACAACCAGCTCGTTCAGCGCAGCGAGCTGAACCTTCTACGTCTTGTTGTGGATGCCTTGATCGACCGGCTTCAGGTTGTGGGTTTCCGCGAGGATAAGGGCGACCGCCCCCACGGCCAAGTGTGGGATTGGTGGCAGGAGAGCGCCCTGGACCAACGCCAGGTTTTGGTGCATCGTGATGCAGCGAGCTATGGCGATGGCTTTGTGCTGGTGACTCCGGGTGAGGACTCCCCCCGTATCACTCCGGAGTCACCTCTTTTGTTGGCGGTGGAGTACGACCCATACGACCCGAGCAAGGTGTTGCGGGCCGGTAAGCAGATTGGCCGCAAAGGCTGGCTGTACCTACCGGACGAGATCATCTCGCTTCAGCAGCGCGACGACTGGAATGTCCGCTGGGAGGTCGTTGATGTAGTGCCGAACCCGTCGGGAATGTGCCCGGTCGTTCGGTTCGCTAACAACCTAGACTCGGCTGGCCGTTCAATGTCGGAAGTGGCGGGTGTGCTTTCGGTCCAAGAGCGCATCCATCAGACTGTTTTCGACAGGCTGTTGCTTCAACGTAGCCAAGCGTGGCGGCAGCGTTGGGCATCAGGGATCACGATTGATCGTGACGAGAATGGCCAGCCGATCAACCCGTTCGAGCTGGGTGCGGATCGCATCCTGATCGGCGATAACCCGGATGTGAAGTTTGGCGAGTTCTCTCAAGCCGACATCACCGGACTGCTGCGAGCTATCGATGATGACTTGCAGGCGGTTGCACTGATCTCCCGCACCCCACCGCACTATTTGCCGTCGTCTTCGATCAGCAACATCAGCGGTGAGACTTTGGCAGCCCTTGAGGCAGCGCTGGAGTCGAAAGTGCGGGAGCGCCAGCAACTGTGGGGCGAGTCGTGGGAGCAGGCGATGCGTATCGGCGGGGCGATGGTCGGTGTCGAGATCGGTTCGTCGGCGGAGACCGTTTGGGCTAGGGAAGAGCTGCTGTCTGAAGCGCAGCGAGTGGATGCGGCAACTAAGCTCGCGAGCATCGGCATCCCCATGGAGTACATCCTCGAGCGGATGAGCCTGACTCCGCAGGAGATCGAGCGTGTGATGAACGCTTACCGTGAGCAGGAGGCTACGACAGCTCGAGCACAAGCGCAGGCGTTTGGTGTTGAGCTGGGCGGCGTGGATGACGCGGCAGGAGCTTGAGCAGGAGCTGGCTCGCCAGTTCCGTGAGAACCAGCAAGACAGTGTCAACTGGGCGATTTTCGTTTTGGCGTTGTTGTGGGGGCGGGTGCGGCTTGATGCGATTGCGGCAAGTTATTCGCAGGTGACTCCGGCTGCTTCGGCGGTTGTGGTTTTTGCGAAGCAACGTGCAGCGGTTTCGGCGTGGTTGTACATGGCGCAGCTCGCAGCTCTTGAGGGCATGTGGTTTGATCTCGATGGCCAGCGTGATCGTGCGGGTCTTCCGGCGCGGTCAGCGGAGCCGGAGTCGACTCCGGGCTATGACATTAAACCCTGGACGGACACCGCTGATGACCTGCCGAGCGGTAAGACTGTCCGTGAGGTGATGGACAACGCTCCTCGTGGAACGCTGTCGGCCATTAAGAAGGGCATGGAGCCTGCTGAGGCGGTGCAGAAGAGCCTGGGCAGGGCGACACAGGTCGCGAAGACGGAGCCGTCTCGCGTGGCCAGAGACATTCTTTACGATGCTGCCGAAAGGCCGCAGCCGCTGATGCCCCCGGAGCCAGACCCGGTGATGTTGGACGACTACCGCAAAGGACCGTTCGAACGCTATCGCCGCATCCCGTCGCCAGGGGCGTGTGACTTCTGTTTGATGCTGGCCTCGAGAGGTGCGATCTATTTGTCGAGGTCGAGCGCACTGGTCGACAAGGCAGGCGAGCCATTCCACAACAACTGTAGGTGTTCGGCGGCGGTGGAGACGAAGAAGAGCTTGCGTTATCAGGTGTCGATTGACCCAGAGGATTTACGCAAGGTCAAGACTCAGTCATGGGAGGCGGACCTTTACTGGGCGCGGCTGGGTGGCCGTGACAACCCGCTCTACCAGTACAACGTCCCTCGCCCGAAGCGGCTGATCACGATCAGCGAGGTTCAGGCAGCGCGAGCTGCTCGAGCCGCCCAATAGTCTTCCCCGGATCGCCGGGGCAGCGGCCCTGAAATAGGGCTGAACTTCAACCCGAAATGGGAGACAAAGTGTCAGAAGAGAACAGCACCGCACCCGCTGACCAGGCTGCTGACGAGCAGGCTGTGGCTGTTGAAGCGCCAACCACCGACGGTGGAGCTTCCGAAACGGAAGCTGAACTAGCGAAGTGGAAGGCGATGGCTCGTAAGAACGAGCAGAACGCAAAAAAGCTGGCTGAAAAGGCAGCGAAGTTCGATGAGCTGGAAGCGGCTAACCAGTCGGAGTCCGAGAAGTTGACAAAGCGTGTGCAGGAGTTGGAAGGCCAGCTCCGTGCGTCCGAGATGTCGGTGATGCGGTCGAAGGTGGCAGCCGAGAAGGGGTTAGAGCCTGAGTTGGCCGAGACCTTGACGGGTGAGAACGCCGAAGAGATGGCCGAGCATGCGGATCGTCTCTTGGACGCGATCAACCGTCGTTTCACTGAGAAGAAGTCGCCGTCACCGGAGCAGTCCGGTGCTGGCGCGGTGGGACAGGCGCAACCGTCTGATCCTGCGTCGCTGGCGGATGCCGTAATGAGCCGCCGCCGGTAACCCTCCCGTCCCCCTATTGGGAGGGATCAATCAGACCCCTCTTTGGGGACAAACGAAGGAGTGAGCCAGTAATGGCAAACACATTAATTACCGCCCAGGTCGGGCCGGTTTGCAATCAGGCGTTGGGGATTCTGCACTACAGCATCCTGATGCCTCGACTATTGAATTTCGATGTCGGAGTCAGCACGAACATCGCCACTGGCGACACCGTGAACGTAAGGAAGCACGCGCGTTTCGATGCGAAGGTCTTTAACCAGACCACCCGCACTCTTGAGATTCAGGATGTGACGGAAGCATCCGTGCCGGTCGTGTTGGACACCATCCTTGACGTTTCGGTGCAGTTGAACGCGGAAGAGGTCACCCTCGACCTCACCAACTTCGGCGATCAGATCACCCGTCCCGCAATGATTGCCATTGCCGAGAAGGTTGAGACCGACTGCATGGCTCTGTTGGAAAACGGTGTTGACCCGATCAGCGGCGATTCTCCAGCCGAGGTTGTGGTTGACACCACTGACCCGGATCAGACGCTGCGTGACATCTTCACCGCAGTTGCTGCTTTGAACCAGAACATGGTTCCTGGCGGCAATCGTTCGCTGGTTGTTGGTACGACTTTGGCGGCTGCGTTGAAGCAGTCCCAGGGACTGCTGCATGTTGATCATGCTGGCAGTAACGACACTCTGCGTCGCGCGGAGATTGGTCGTTTGGCTGGCACCACCGTTTACGAGAGCCCGTATGTTGCTGACCCGGCTACTGGTTACCTGTTGGGTGAGGATTGCGCCGTGTTCGTGAGCCGCGCCCTTGAGACGATGGGTGGCAGCAGCTCGGTGGGTTCGTTCGAGTCGGTGTCGCTGCGGACTGTGATCGACTACGCCATTGAGAGCAAGTCGAGCATCGCTTCGTTCGACAGCCTGACTGGTTCGGCGATCCTTGACGCCAAGCGTTACGTCAAGCTGACTGCCCCAGCTTCCCCATAAATAAACATTGTCTAGCCCCGCCCCCTCTTTTCCTTTCTGGGAGGGGGTGGGGCTGCACATTTAGGAGGTTCGCATGTCCACTGCTTGGGCGGATGCTTTTGATGCAGCGTGTGAAGAGCCTCCGAACTACCAGCCGCTCATCGATTTGATCGAGGCCCGCACCGGCCAACTTGTGACCGAGGAGTGGGTGGAGTCAAGCCTTGAGATGTTGATGGGCTTGGTGTGGTTTTACGCGCCGTGTAAGCGGGACGAGTGGACGACGGTGTGTTCGGTTCCGTCTGAGATCGTTGGAGCGTTGGCGGCGTTGCTGTGCCGGTGGACGGTTAACCCGTCGGGCATCCGCACGTTGCAGGCTGGCGAGTACAGCCAGACTTGGGCGAACGAGGGCGTGACGGGTGGTTTCACCACCATCGAGCAGCAGATCATCTCGCAGGCCGCTGGTTGCGGTTCGGGTGGGTTGATCAGTGTGCGGGGAACGGTGGACAAGCCGATCCCTGGTTACGGCAACCTGAACGAGCGTCTCGAGGAAGCCCAGGAGCAGCCGCGAGATGTGAGGTTGCCATGATCGGCAACCTTGACCTGATCATGTCTGATTCGGTGACGGTGTTGGAGGCGCAGCAACGCACTTCTCGCGCTGGTAACACCACTCCGGATTGGAGTGTTGATCCGGTGGAGGTTGGCGTGTATCGGGCTGCGGTTCAGGGCCGTTCAGGTACTGCGACTGTGGACGATGGCCGTCAGGGTGTTGAGGCTAAGTTCAGAGTGTATTTGGATCACGATGTTCCGGTCAGCCGAGTGAATCGGATGGCGTGGGGTGATCGGACTCTTGAGGTTGTCGGCACTCCCCGGATCGTTCAGGACCATCTGCGCGGCACTCCTCATCATCTTGAGGTTGATGCTCGGGAGGCGCTGGGATGAGGGTCATTTTTCAGAAGTACGTCGGCGACTCCGACCCGTTCTTGACGGACATCATGACGGGTTTCAAAATGAAGGCTGCGCTGTCGGTCCCGGCGAACAAGATCAAGACGAAAGCCGTGGCCAATACAAAGGCGATCCAGAACACTCGGCAAGATTCGCAACGCTACATGAACTCGATCAAAGTCACTTTCACAGAGGACTCGAGTTACTACAGGGGTTCTCGACGTTCAGTTGCACTGATTCAATCTGGTAAGGGTTTGAGCCCGACGGGGAAGAACAGTACGTTCCATTTGGCCGTCTATATGGAACACCTCTACTCGATCATGAAGCGAGCTGCGGGGGCTGCGAAATGACTTGGCCGATTGCGGGATATTTGGACTTTGGCGATGTTGCCGCTGATGCCTGTAACTGGTT